GGAATACTTGCGTTTGCATGAGTTTCCTTTGCTTTCACTACTACCCAATCTGATTCTGTGAGTAATCTGTTTCTTTTTGTTCTAATAGTTGTCCATTTTTCTTCTAGTATTCTTTTGTCTTTAGCTGTATCATCACCTACAAAGTGAGACTGCACATATTGCTTTGGAGAGTGACTCTTTCCGTCTATATCCAGTATTTCTTCTGCATTCCTTTTACCAACATAATATTTGATATTGTAAACTCCATCTATGCTTATATAATTCTTTAACTGAATAAGTCTTGCTTGAACATCTTCATCAATACATTCAACTATTGTAAAATCCTCAGAAGGATAAGTAATTACACCATCAGAATCCTTAATAGTTTCTTCCCATGCCCAATACTCAGGTTTAGTTAAACCTTTAGACTTTCTCCTACAATTCCATTCAACTTCTTCAATTTGTTGAATTACATTTGCTTTGTGTGATATAAACATTTAATCCTTTTATTTCAATCTTAAAATTCTAAAATCTTGTGCGCCAGCGTTATTATTAGCTGAAGCACCAAAAAGTTGAACATAATCTCCTCTTTTTAAAAATCCAGTAGCAGAAGCCACCATTGGCCCTGGCCTATCTGCGTCTTGTTGGTATGATTGCCCAATAGTACTTCCGTTTACTTCCCACCGAAAGTAATCACTAGTATTAATTGCATCATTAGTATGAACTCTAGCATGAAATTCATACCATCCATCTTTAAGACAAATCCACTTATCATAAGCTATTGCAAAATCTTTATTAAAATAATGTCGTGTTCCAACACTTCCTCTAGTTACATCACATCTTATTTCATCCATATTTGTGAAAGCATCATCTGGTCGAACACTTAAAACTAAATTTCCAAGATAATCCGTTTTTCTTGTAACCTCATCCCATGTCTTACCATCTGGTGTAACCACAAGATTAGTCTGTTCCATGTTTCTATCGCCCCCTACTAATTCCTTTAGGTAAGGCGTTTCAAAAGGCTGATAATGTGAACTTGTGTGGATTGGCGTTACTATTTCACAACCATTAAAATTATGATTTTGTCCAGCTGTTCCATGAGATTGAAAAGTATTTACACCTAATACTTCATTTGCAGCTAATCTTGTACCCGTTGCTTGATATGCTCCAGTCATATCAGTTCTTGATTTAGCAGAATCATCAACATATAATCTATGTCTATTTTCAGCATCATAACCTCTAGATATAAAATTTGTACCGAAACAAGGAAGTTTTGCTTGTGCAGATGTATCACTATCGCAAGTTCCGTTAATGTATATATAGAATCCCCCTAATGCATTAGGAGTTGGTTGATCTAAAACATAATCTTCACCATCAGTATCTTCATAATGCCAATCTCTTGAAGCACTTACCCATCTAGTACCCTTACTTACTCTTGTTATATAAGCTGTGTTGCTTGTTTGTGACGCATGAGCAACGAAATCTGCCATCAGCATATAGTCTGCGATGATACAAGCGTCAGTTGGAATAGGTGGCATTTTAGGTTGGTGGAAGGTGATTTCTTGATATGCTCCTTTAGAATTAAATCCACTTTTTGTAATACTTATTCCATCTAACCATATATCTGGATGGTTATTTCCTGTTCTTTCTTGTCTGAGTACATGAGAACCATAGGGTAAATTTAATGCTATTGTTTCGCTGTAACGTGTTGAACCATCTGCGTATGATACTAAAGACACACCAGTACCTATAAACAAATTAGAAAGACTATCCGCTGAAGTAGATTCCATAGCTACTGTTAATCCGTTAGTTCCCCAAACTTCAACGTCATTAGCAAATATTGATGTCAGTCCATCATCCATTACATAGCCAATATCATCAGCATTTTGAAGCATACTTCCATCTGCCCAATTACCAAGTCCTGCTGTATTAGCAGCTCCATTACCAAACTCTCTTGCAAAAAATGTTTTGGCAACCTCAGATAGTGAGTGGTCTATTGCAGTTGTATTGAAATTGATTGCGTCATCATTAGTTGCACCTAAAGTATGTGCATTAGATGCAGTCCCATTTATATTCTGTGCATTGGGTGGCATCATAGTAACACTTGTTTTTATTGTACCATCGCTTGCAATCCACTTGACCACACGACCGCCGTTGAAAGGCCTGTAATATGTACTACTAGATAACCAATTTGACATACCTAATGACGTACTCGTATCAATTAATGCTTGTACTGCAGCTAGGTTTCCAGAAGTAAATCCATTAAACGGATCATAGTGTGGATTATCAGAAACAGTAAACTTCTTACCATATGAAACTACATTCTGACTTGGTATCTGAATATTATTAGTTCCAAAAGTTAGTGTTCCATTAGTAACTGACCCTCCTGTAGTTGCGGCACTTAATTCAAACTCTGTAGAACTTGTAACAGAAGCTACTGTAGCATTTGCAGGAATACCAGTACCAGTTACAGTCAATCCTGCAACTATTCTAGTATTAGCATCATGTGTTATAGTTGGATCATTATTGTAGTCACAAGTTGCATCAGTAAACTTGTCTTGAGCGATTAGTTCGATGCCATGAAAATCTACATCAGTAGCAGGCATTGTAAATTTTATTGTATTAATTCCTAATACTGTATCTGATGATAAAGAAGATGAAGATGTAATATCTATATTTCTAACAGCACCAACCCCTACATACCTAGATATATTTAAAGGGGAATCTACTGTTGATTTTAAATCAAGAGCTGAATGTGCTGTAACACCATTTACTGTAATTGCTAAAGTTTTACTAGATGCTGTATAGCTCCTTATTATGATATTAATATTATTAAAATAACCAGTTATTTCAAGAAAAGTTCCTGCTCTATTTGATGATAAAAAGTTCCCCCATTGATTATTTGTCATGTAATTACTACCATCAGGAAAATTACCGACTCTAATATTTTCTCTACCATCAAGACTGAAAATTTCTTCACCATGAATAGCTGTTTCCTGTTCAAGTTTTTGCATTGACCTAAATGTGTGCCTCTGACTACCAAAATGGGCTCCAATTCTAGGGTCTTTTATCGACTTGCTTCCTTTGATGTCTGTATAGTAATAGCTGTGGCCATCAGATTGTGCAGTTCCATAGTTACCAGAATGAGATGTAGTTCCATCCAAAAGTTTTCCTGCAAGAGCTGGTTGTAAAGTACCTGGCTGAATATGAGGTTTAACTGGAATAGTACTCGCAGCTAATTCATCTCCACCTATTGTTGATGTAGTTCCAGTATATGATTTTTCTAATCTTCGTATTGGCATTGTTTACTCTATGGTTTTGTTGGCCATGTTATGTCTGAATATTTAGTCTTGCTAGACTGTGCTGATGGTAAGTCTCGCAATGACTTTCTGTATGTTTTCATGTCATCTGAAAGTGTTTGGTCTGACAGAGCATGATGGTCTGTGTCTCCTAGTAATCGTGTTCTTTCTTGTCTTATTCGTGTCCATTCCTCATCTAGTATTCTTTTATCTTTAGCTGTGTCATCACCTATAAAGTGTGACTTAACACCATCTATTTCTGAATCCCTTTTGGTTGCATAGTACTTGATGTTGTATTTTGTTCCTTCATGTTTAAAAGATATATAATTATCTAACTGAACCAATCTTTGTTGTACGTTCTCATCATTGCATTCAACAATAGTATATCCTGTTTCACCAGAATAATCTGGATTTCCATCTGAATCTTTAATCGTTTCTACCCATGCCCAGTAATCAGATTTATCTAATCCTTTAGCATATCTTCTACATTGCCATTCAGATTCATTGATTGACAAAATTACGTTTGATTTATGAGATATAAACATTTAATCTACCTTAATCTATTTTATGAATACTAAAATCATGACCTTGGCCATTAGAACCACTACCATACATTGCACCAACTGCGAAATTGAGTTGAACTGTATCACCTCTTTTTAATACAACAACAGTATTAATACTCCAATGGTTAGCTCTTGTAGAATCACCAGAACATGACCCTTCTGTAGAAGTTACTCCATTAATTTTTAAATACCATGCCAAATCATAACTTCCATCAGAAGTATATCCCATTCCGTCTATTTTATAAGTTCCATCTTCTAAACAAATTAGGTTTGCAAAATTTGGTGCAAAACCTTTTGTATAATATTCTTGTCCTGCACTATCACTACCTCTGTATAAATCCCAAAGATACCCATGATTACTGCCTGTAGTTGCATTGATATTACTACCATCTCTACTAACGTGTGCTCCATTTGGCCCCATATAACTCGTATCTCTGGTTACTTCATCCCATGTTTTACCATCATGAGTAACCACCAAGTTAGTTTGCTCCATATTCCTATCGCCCCCTACCAACTCATATAGGAAGGGCGTTTCAAAAGCTTGATAATGTGATGAAGTATGGATTGGAGAAGCTACATCTGTTCCAGCAAACCTATAACCACCAGCAGGCAAAGTATGTACCTTTGTATGTTGTCCTAATGTGCTTACTGCATGATAAAATAAATCTGCTCTAGTCTCATCTGAATCTGCCTCAGTAGGAGTTACAGCAGACCCATCAAGAGTAAAGGTATGTGTTTGTGATTGATCCTCTGCAAAACTTGTAAAACTTGTACCAAAATAAGGTAGTGTTACTGCCATTGTATTACCCGAATGACTTCCCGGCCCATAATGATAAAACGGATAAGTATTTCCTCCTCCCATAGCAACTATTGCTCCACTACAATCATAAAAATGATCCTTTGATGCTCCACTTCTTCTAACTCCTTTACTTATTGTGCCAATAGTTGCAGAAGTATTTTGAACATAATCTGCCATCAACATATAGTCAGCTATAATACAAGCGTCCTCTGGTATAGGTGGCATCTTGGGTTGGTGAAAAGTAATTTCGTTTAATTCATTTTTTGTATCTGTATCACAAGTAATCGTTACTCCGTCAACAATCAAAAGGGGATCTGTAGTAGAAGTTCTATAGAGTTTTACAGCGTGTGTTCCGTATGGTAGATTCTGTGAAGCTGTGTATGTTTTTGCAGCCGTTGCTGTGTTATTAAATGAAATTCCTGTTCCAATAAATGTAAAATAATAACCATCTCCATCTCCATCTCCATGAATGTCAATTAATTGAGATGCTCTTACATCATCAGCAGTTAAACTTGTCAAGCCGTCCTCCATTACATAAGCAATATCATCTACTGTTGCACCAACCATACTAGCATCGGGGTAAGTACCTCCTTGAGTTGTATACGCATTACCGCTTATTCCAACTCCCCCATTAGCTGAACCATTTCCAAATTCACGATAATGGAAAGTCTTGGCAACCTCAGAGAGTGAATTATCTATTGTTCCTGCTTCAAAAGTTGGCAAGGAAGTATCGTTTGCAACTGAAGCATTTGCTTTTGCAGATATTGCAGTAGTTTTAATAGAACGAGCATTAGGTGGCATTATCGTAACAGAGGTTTTTATCGTACCATCACTTGCAATCCATTTGACAACTCTACCGCCATTGTAAGGCTTGTAATAATTACCACTATATTTCCAGTTTTCTAATCCTAATGAAGTTGCAGTATCTATATTAGCACTAGATCCTGTTCCTACTGGCCACGATGTTCCATTATGAGCACCAGATGCCCATGCAGTTGAACCATCAGTCTTAAAGGCAAATGGATTATAATGTGGTGTAGATGCACTCACACTAAACTTTTTACCATAACTAATCGCGTTCTGTGCTGGAATTTGAATTTGTGATCTAGTTGTAGTTGATGTGGTGTCTTGTACAATTAGTTCTATACCAAACCAAAATAAAGAAAAAGAATTAACTGCTTTTATTTTTAGAGTATGAATACCTAATGTTGCACCTACTCCCATTGCATAAACAGCAGAGGCATTAACATATCTACCTCCCAATACATTTCCTGCTGTCATAGCACCTATATCTGAACTATCTGAACCTCCATCTATGCTCCATTTGAATTTTCTAGCTGCAGCTCCTGCTTCACCTTGTGCGTGTTGTAACCAATTTGCTTCAGAAAAATATCCTGTAACTTCAATGAACGCATTAGCAGAGTTTGCATCCCAATTAATATATGTTCCATAATTATCATGTGCCAAATTCATTGTTTGGGAGGCATCTGGTTTCCAACTTGCTCTTATCCATTCTCTACCATCTATTGAAAATACATCATTACCATGATTTGCAGTTTCTTGTTCCAATTTTTGTAATGAAGTAAACCTATGCCTCTGACTACCAAAATGAGCACCAATTCTTGGATCTTTTATTGGTTTACTGCCAGCAATATTTGTGTAATAATATTTTCGGCCGTCAGATTGAGCTGTTCCCCAAGCACCAGAATGATCCGTAGTTCCATCCATCAATTTATTACTTGTTCCAGACGCAACATAAGAAGGATAGAGAAGTCCAGGCTTGATATGTGGTCTTACCTCAATATCATCTGTCTGGTCTGATAAACCACCTACTACTAAATAATCTGCTAATTGTCTTGTTTTGGTTGCCATTTATATTTCTCTTTTATCTTAATATTTATGCAGTTGTTGGTAGATACCTTATTACTAAAGATGACCCTGTTGCAGCTGCACCTCCTGCTAAGGTAAGTGTAGTTGATGATATAGTATAGTCAGTTGTTGGTATTAACATAATACCATTAAGTAAAACCAAGACACTATTTACATCATAGTATGATGTTACATTTGGTCTTTTAATTGTCTGTGTTGTTTGTCCAGCAGTTGTTGTA